CGTAGATTTGATTCAACGCACCCTTTGGAAAGGATATCGTTGGACGATCGCCCGAAGTAAACTCCCTCCATCCTAAGAACGGCTCAGCCAGCGTATCACGGAAATAAATCCCGCGAATATCCGGCCCTCTGAACCTAGACCATTTCGCAATGATCAGGTGTGCATTTAAAGCATCAGAGCCGAAAGCTAAAATGCGACTTAAGATTCTCATACGAGGATCCTCAATACGCACCAGTCGCTCAGGGAAAACCATCCTTTTGGCTATATCCTCCAGGTTTCGGTTCACTAAACCCCGATCCCAGGAGTGTCCAAGGAAAGTGAGGGGATCACCAAATCGCGTAAGTTCTGACTTCTCGGCGTTCAGCTTTAGGCCTAGTTCCTTGAATACAGTAGCCCACTTCGCTATTGGCATGTACGAGTCAACGCCCAATACCCCATCGTCCCCGAGGACCATGAGTTTCTCGGCCTCAATAGGTTTCCCTAAGAGCCGGAATGCTCCATACTGGACGGCCAGGAAGTTCAGTATCGAATCCACCAATTGAGTGAAATACGACCCGGATGGAACGCCCTGGTGGGTCACGTACATATTCCCGTCTGGCATCACAATCGGCGTGTGGATGAAGTAATGGACCATCCGATCCCACTCCAAAGCATCATAGACTGAAAAATGGCTCTGTAGCACCATGAACGCCATCGATAACAGTCTTGGATGCAGAGTCGCGTCATAACCACTAAAGTCGAAGCCATAACGAACTCCACTATTACCAATCGGAATCAACCTTGCGGCTAACTCATGCCTATGCAGACCAAATGCCATAGGAGACCGCGTCGCTAGGAAATGCTCGATAAGAGGACGAGCATACTTCGCTTCCAGAAGAGTCATGTGCAGGGGATAGCCCCACACTAACCTAGTCTTAGGCCCAGCTTCCCCATGTTGAATGCGATGATAGGCAATACATGGTTGAGCCGCAATGTCACCTCTAGAGAACCTCAACATCCTGGCGTAATCCGCTTCAAATGCTTCGGCCTTCGAGACAAACATCGGGGCACCAGAGGACTTCTCCGCCTTTATGGCACTCCTCAACTTCTCCTTATCCTCGATCGGCACTAGGGTCGCACTACCCCCAAAGGTAGCTAATGTAACTGCGAAGGCATTCCGCAGCGCAACCTCATCGACATTCAGGCCTGGATGACCATCATATCTCTTCAGCGCATCATATAGCTTCTCGGGTTCGTACACGGACTTATTGTCACGATCAATATCCAAGACAAAGCCCTGCTCCTCAAGGGCCCTTTTGACGTGGTACTCCACAATCACGCCACCCGGGCTGGACAAAGAACGGAGGACGGCGTCGGCCCTCTTCCCACGATATACACCGCGGGAGGAGATGCTTCCAAACTCCCAAGGGGGTTTGATTACAGGTTTCATACTGTTTACCTCACAAGTTGCACGTAGCTGAACCTATGACCTACACGAATGAAGTCAAGTCGTT